GTTCAAGCATTTGCCTGTTTCGTGCAGTCCCTCTGAAAGGCTGCGCCATCGGGTTATGAGTAAATGGCATCACTATTATCGTTAGCAGCCGTGACATGGCTCATTGTTTTATCGACATCCAAACGGTAGATATAAAAAAAGCCCTAATTGGTTCTGACTTTCCCTGCCGCACAGGCGCTAATTAAATAGCTGAAAGCCAAAACCGATTAAGGCTCTAGACATCAATGTGCGGCATCGATGTAAGAACTATAACATATTTGTTACTATTTACAAATTATCGATTCATTACATAGAGAGTTACTTCAAAGCCAAAACGCATTTCAGTAGCTGCTGGTGATGTCCACATGATTAGATTCCTTTGTTTTATGTACACGTCATTGTGTATATGTACGAATTATGCTCTTTTTAAACGCTAGATATACGGAAAATCATTATTTAAGCAAGCATATCACTGCTAATAGTTAATCGACTGACCTCGCCAAACTCTTTATGGTAGGTGATAACTTTAGCATCACGACCAGTGCGCCATCCACCTCGGGCAGAATACGCATCAGCAGGGGCAAGGGTTCTATGTTGCTCCACAATCATAAGGTTATTTTCTTTAACATCGATGTGATGTAGATGACCAGTGTGGGCATAAGCATATTTAGTCCGACCAAACATTTCGCGGAATTGACCAGCAAACACTTCACTGACATTGGTTACTTTGCGCTTATGTCCGTGGTGAAAGAATAATGCCGTTTTACCAAACTCATAAGCATTGTAAGGGTTAGGTGACTTATCGACAGTAATGCGAGGTTCATTTTCGTATAACACGCTAAACCATTCTCGCAACCATATCTGACTGACTGGATCGTGGTTGGCATCAGCCATGATGATGTGAACTTTTTGGTGTTTCTGCAATAACATATCAATAACGACACGCAACACCCGAATCGCTGATCTAACTACCTTTGCGAATCGAGTATCAACGTCTAGCAAATGTTTTGATGCTGGAGTGACCGCATCCATCCCATCAAAGTGCAGAAAGTCCGACATTTGAGCAAATACGGCAGTGTTGGAATCGGGCGATTGAATAATAGCTTGAGCAAACCATTTGACAATCAAATCCTCTGCCATTTTTAAATCCCAATCATCGCCAGTTTCAGGTTTCCAGCTCAACATACCCATGTGATAGTCAGTAATGACATAGCAATTGAGCAGGTGATCCTTGCCGAGAGGCGGGGCGGGTAACATAGTAACTCTAGGAATGTCATCTTTGAAGCCTTCTATGGCATCAAGTAACATCTTTTGGAACTGATCATCATCAAGTCTAGTTTTAACCCACTGGGCTTTTAACTGACCATCCGAATCGTAAAGGCTAGATGTGCCTCTAACAACAAACGGATCGGGGGCAAGTTTGGTCATGCCATGTTCGGGTGAATAACCTCGGATTGCAGCTTTGCGCCTTACTGCATCCATTGCGCCTTGAACTGACCCAGCACAAACATTTAATCGATCAGCAGCCGCCCTGAATGATCCATATTTGTTTATTGCATCTATATACTCAATCTGTCTTTCCGTTCCAAACTGCTTTAAGCCCTCGTCAATCATTTGATTGCACCTTTATTTTTTTATCATCGCAACCGCAGATTCAATTGCTAGGTTTACTAAATATGGCGCAGTTTTATGAAAATCCTCAAGCAATGCACCATTTAGTTCAGTTAATTCTTGTTTTACGGCAGCTCTCTTTTGCTCGCCAGTTAAATTGTTATCCATCTGAGCATTGACCATATCACGAATATGTTCAAATAGTTGTGCATTAATTAAACGTCTTACAATAAATGTAAGTAAATTAAATAAAAAAGTATTCATGGTGGGGCTTCCTCGCAGGTTAAATAGATGTTGATTGACTGAAAGCCAAATACTTGGTTAAAGTCCTGAGATAATTTTTTGGGCATCCCTTGAGCCTCTATGCTCGGACTGCAAACCAATTTTATCTGTTGATGCGACTGTAATGGCAGGTGAAATAAACAAGCCGACAATGGCAACGATAGCACTGCCAATAGCGAGAATCTGATCATCAGTGATAGGTAACTCATAGCCAAATACCTTTGCTAATGCAACAATAGACGCAAGCAAGCCAGCAATAATAGAGCCAGTTATCTGCCCAGTTTTCCATGCAACTGGATTAGCAACCATCTTGCCTTTTTTAAATACATCAAATAACGCTAGTAGTTTTCTCATAATGTTTTCCCTTGTAAGTATAAATAAACCGCTTCTATTTCGGATAATGTTGCATTAGTTTTTATCCTATTTGCCTTGCTAGATATTACTTGCACATTACCTTTAATATAGCCCTTGTTGCTATCTATTCTATCCAAAGCTGGCGAGTTGTCACCACCGCCTTGTTTCTGATAAAACTCAAGCTTTATATTTAACACAGGACAATATTCTGGAATAAATATATCCTCAATAGATATATTAAATTCTAAATCTTTTAATTTTGCTCTTGCTTTAGCCCTAGAAAGCATAGACTTTACATAAGACTTACCCAAGTCAATCATTCTATTTACATAAGCTTCTTTAGATGTCGCTTTCCGTCTAGCTTTGTTTTCAGGCTTACTCCAATACTTTTTTTCGTAAGTCTTTCTATCAAGCTTATCAGGATTGATTTGTGATTTGTTAGCGCAATCCCTAGAACAAAAATGCCTTGTTCTTTTTTTGTGCCACGCTAAAGGCTCACCTTTTTCTTTGCCACATAATTCGCAATTGAAATATATCAAATTGTTTTTCCTGCTTGAAAATCAGCTAATTTTAGACCGTTTGTATATTGGCAATGAGCCATCTCAATCATCTTACCCTTCCATCTACCAGCCCACTCTAAGCCGCACTTTTCGGCAATCATACCGCACTTTTGCCACAATTCATCATTATCCCACACAGGCTTGCCCACCAACGGCACAAAATCAAACGCTACGCGGTGATTGTGAAACGACTGACCAGCTTTAGCATTGGTAACTTTATTGCCTCTTACAGTGCGCCCTTGTGCATATAATGAGTTTTGCATTTCAGCATCACGATAGGTGCTGGTGATCAATACATCACTGCCTTGTAATTTACATTCTGAAATAAACTTTTCTGCCATCAGTTTTACTTTAGGATGCAAATCTTTTAAATCCCTACTATTAATCATCGGTATTGATATCCTCATTTACCTGCATAGCCAAGCCTTCATCATTTTGGAATATGCAAACTTCTGATCCATCATCTAAGAATATGACTAATTCGCCATCAAATATAGCAACCATGTCTATGGTCTTGCCAGCCATGTGCTCAAAATAATCTTGCAATCTACCTCTAAGTTTAGTAACTGACATTATTTAGGCACATTATTATTTTCGTCTTTAAACTCATCAACCAATTTGTCGCGGATCTCAAATTCAGCAAGACAACTATCGCAGGTGTCTTCCGATCCCTGCTCATTAATAATAAAGGCATGGTGACATTGCTTGCATAGAATTATTTTGTTTATTAATGTTTTCACTTATCGACCTTAGTATCTAAACGATCAAATAGTTTATTAAGCATCTCTTTAAACTCTCGAATGTCTTGTCGGAAATCATCCTTAGTCACATAATCTTTTGGCAATTCCTCACGCAATTTAGCTAGATCCGCTTTTAATTCTTTAACGGCTGCCCACATTTCACGCAAAAACCAACCCAAAACAATTGATGCACAAGATAAAACGATATTTAAAAGAGATTGACTATCCATGACTATTCCTATGGTTTAGTTGGGTAAGTTACATCAAATGGGAAGCCTTCTTGCAATGGCAAATCACGCAATGCTTGGCGATATGTAGCCCATGCTGCTTTATCTACTGGGCTATCCTCAACCTGTGTCCAATCACATTCAGCAATTAAACGATTGCGTTCTGCACGAACTGATTTAGCTTGTTCAGCATCTTTTGCGGCAATACCGTCTGCATCTAAATCGCTAACAGAATACTTGGTATACCATTTACCATCAATCTCTTGCACACCATCTCTAAATGCTATTTGGTAGCGTGTAGGTTGTGCTTGTGGGCCTTCTAATACTATGTCAGCACCTAACTCATTTAAAACGGCTTCAGTAAGTAACGGCAATGATGTGTTGGGGAATAATGCACGAAACTCGCTTTCATACATTACCTGTCCTGATTCTCTGATTCTAATTTCCATGATTATTCCTTAAGCAATTGCAAGATAAATATAAGAACCGCCACTAGCATTGACTGAAGCGTCTGTTGTTACTATTTGGAAGCCTGTTGATGCTGTATAAACCCAGTTAGCATTTGATTCAGCAGCAGTTGAGTTCATTGCAAGTCTTGGGTCTGTTCCTGCAACCATACCACGGGCAGTATCCCAAACAAACCAATCACCAGTAGAGTCTATGCGTTTAATCATCACAAACCTAGCCCCTGATGCAAGACCAGCATTAATGGTTTGAGTAGCACCTGTACCTGTATAAGAGCCTACTTTAGATACATTGGCAATTGATGCAAATAAATAAGCTACATAATTATCCCCAGACTGATTTATTGAACCAAATGATATATCCATTCCAAAAGTAGTTGATGTAGGATTTTTCCAAGTGCCACTTACTGTGCTTTTTGCGCCATCTGAATTTAAAAGAAGATAATTATTTAACGGCGCTGAAAAAACAGAAGAGTAAATAAGCCAATTAGCAGACGAAGTTCTGTTTCTTATAAAAATTAATTCAGGCGCAACACCCAAATTATGATTAACTGTTCTAGCTACACCAGTTCCGGTATAACATACTATATCAAAAAACCCTGTGGCTCTTGTAAACAGATAATTAACAAATGTATTACTTGAAGCATTAGTAATTGCGCTTGTTGTTCCAACTTTAACTCCATTCATTACATCCCAAGGGTTAGCTTGTAGTATGGTAGCATCAGCCGTTAATTCTCCTAATTGAGCAGAAGAATTTAAATATCCAGTTCCAGTTAATCTTGTTGCCCATAAAGGTATTTGAGTAGCACCTCTATTTTTAATAATAGCCAAATCATCAGGCAATGACCCACCTGTTACAGTAGTATTAGCCCCTGTACCGCTTCTTGCACTTATACCAAACACCTCTGTTCCTGTCGTAGGTGTTTTCATTGGTCTGCGGATAGCGATGTAGATTACTGTGCGTGAAGCACCAAACCCACTTAAAACATTAAATCCTGTCGCTGTAGGAATTATAAAATTAGCGCCAGATGCAGTTTCAGCGCCTGATGTATTTGGAAATAAAAGCGCATCATCACCACTAGCCGTCATGCCGCGCATATTATCTATAATACACCAACTGCCATTTGCGCCTGCAGCTACTTTTGCAAGAATCCATTGAGGTTCATACCCAAGATTAATAGTAGCAGTACCACTACTATCTGTCGTAAAACTCCCACACGAAATCACATTATCTGTTCCACTTGCGCCAAAGCCACCTGCATCGTGGGCGAATAGGTAGGCTACATAGGTAGCACCTGAATCATTTAAATTATCATCAGACGTTGGTCCAGCACCAACAGTAAAATTGGTTGTTGAACCACTT